AATTGCCGGGAATGCCGGTCAACGTGTCCAGAACGTGATCCGTGCCAAACGCTGCGGGGTTCGATTTCGAGGCCAGCCAAAAAGGCGAGTCAAACGCAATGGCCGGGCCGCTGTCGTAGCTTGTGACAAGCGGGGTTCCCGAGTCGTAAGTGATCGGCGGCGTGACATAGTTCACCACCGTCTCAACACCCATGTTCACCCGGCCCCATTGGCGCGTCGTCGTGTGGAACACGATGCAGTCATCACACGCACCAGATGACGAAGACGAAGGGAAGAACACCCACACAAGCGAGTTGTCGCGGTCCCAAAGCAGTTTTGTCTTGTAGCGGTACTCAGCAGACGAGTTATCAAGCCACCACTGACGAACCACACCCGTTGCAATCGAAACAGGGCGGGTGCCGTCAAAGTGGTAGATGTTGTCCGAACCCACAAAGATGTGACCAATCGACGTATCAGCCACCGCATCAACACCAACACAACCCACATCGAACGAGACATTCCGCCATGTCCATACAACGTCGCCGCCCGAGTAGTAACCCAAGAACAAAGCGCGGCTCTTGTAGGCGACGATCTGGTCACCAAAGCGCATTGCAGCAGTGATGCCGCCTGACCCCTCAACCAGCCGCCCGCGTGCCGCCTGCGTCGAAATAGAGGGTGTCCATGACGTTTCGTCGTACAGGGCGCAGCAGTGCCAGGCATCGGGGCTGTAATCGGTGTTGAAGACCAGCACAAAGCCTTGAGCCGATGCTATGCATTTGCCTTTGGGCGCACCAGCCACAGCAGAAAACCCCGCACCATTGGAGCGAATCAGGCCCGTACTTCCATTGGTCGCCAAAGCCGAATCACCAAAGCCCGCGAACATCCAACGGTCATCAGAGCCCAGCGAGTAACCAGAGCCCACCGAAGACCAAGCCGTAGGGCTCGCCTCGTACATGTTTGACGAGGTGCCCGCAAACATCCGGCTAGAGCCCGACAACTGGCGAACCACAGCAGACCCACGGCAATCAGCAGCCAAAGCAGGCAACCCCACCGACACAGCAGAGGGCGCACCCTTCAGGCCTGCCTCATACGGCACGATGTTGGAGGCGTCAACGATGGCGCCCGGTGTCGCGGGTTCAGCGTCGGGCGAGAAGCCGATCAGGGGCGTCATAGTCAAACAGCGCCCCGCACACGCGCAACCAAAGGCCCGGCGTACATGCCCGGTCGGTTGCGTTCAACCTCTCAACAGCACCCACAAATACAGCGTCATAGCCTTGGGCTGCGCTGGCATCCTTCGCCCAGATCGCCGCATGCTTTAGGCACCCGTACAGGTACACATCGGGGGCGTTCGTCAAGACCCAATTGGTATCAGCATCAGCAGACAAAGGCGCAAAAGCAGCGCGATACAGCAGCGAGTAAGCCTGAGTTGTTCCGCCTACAAAACAGAAGCTCGCGCCAATGCGGGCAAAGCGCTTCAGTGTGGAACTTGCCTCTTGCTCAAGTTGATATTCTTCGGGCGTGATGTACGAAGCACGCTCGCCGCCCACCAGCATCTGACGCGAATCAAGGAAATCAACAGGGATAGCGAAGGCCCCGCCCACCAGCGATCCAGTCGCCAACTTCTCTTGAGCCTGCACGCGAACAGCGCGGCGAATCTCGCCCTCTGCCATTGCCACCACATCAGCGATGGGCACATCAGGGCGAGCCGCCCACGATGCAATGGAGGCTTTCAGTTGGGCGTAGTTCATCGCTTCAGGTATTTCTCAAAGCTGACCAACAAGGGGTGTTGCTGCGCCCACATGCGCAACCATTGCCGCTTTTCCTCTTGGGACTGGCCCTGCGTCTCTGCCAGGTATCGACCGTACTCGGCGGGCGGAAGGTGCATGACCTTGCGGCCCTCACCCCACCTTTGCCCCTCATTGGCAGCACGATCAGCAGCCGCAGCCTTGAGGAAGGGGGCTGCATCCCATTGGCGCTGAACGATCAGCTCATCACCTTGGAAGTGCAGAACAGTAGCGACACCGTTGCTTACCTCGTCCAAAAACGAGACGTTTTCCTCAAAACCAGACATAGGCAATCCCAAAAGGAAAAGCCCCCAAGGTTTCCCAAGGGGGCTCTATGAATTGCCCCAAAAAGGGGCATCAGGTCACGCTCAAGCCGTCAGGTCGCGGATTTGGAAGTGGGTGTTTTCCGCCGTCATTTCCAAGCAGCAATCGACCAAGACTTGTTGGCGGTTGCTGTCGCCAGTCTTCGCCAGGTCGGCAGTCTGGAAGCCGTCAAGGTAGGCGATGGAGCCGTATTCGGTGTTGAAGCCGAACACGGTTGTCGCGCCACTCATCAGGTAGTGAGGCACGATTTCCATTTCGCCGAAGTCGCTCATGTACACATCGGCGCCACCCACGATGTTGCCCTGTTCGCCCTTGCCCACTTGGAAGCGGTTCACAGCGATGCCAGCAAAGCCCGAGAACGTGCTCTTGTGGCTGGGCGACAAGACGACCATCGAGGGAACTTCACCGCAGTTGGTGAAGGATGACTGGGCAACCGACCTCAACAGGGCTTCAGTAAAGGCGCGAGCCGTGCCAGCCGTTGGGGCAACCGTTGCAGCGCCAGCAGTGTGCGCAGACACAGCGCCACCAGCACCCACCGAGATGTTGCTGTAGATCAGCACGCCAGCACCGGCAGACTTCGAGGCGGTTGTGTTGTTGCCAGCAGCGGCCACGTTGGACGAAAGCACCATGGACTCCACGTCGCGCTGAAGCTCCTTGTAGGACTTGGCGATTTGGTAAGCCTGCTCGGATTTGCGGCCAGCCTTCTTCACCTTGTTGGATCGGCGGCTGGTGCCAATGGCGTCTTGGAAGATTTGCGAGTAGTTCGCAACACGCGAAGTCGCAGCGCGGGCCGACAGGGTCGCATCGTCACCATCAATGGCGGCGTTGTCCTTGTTGGCTGCACGCAGGCTGTCACGTTGCCACTCGTGATAAGTGTTCGTGGCAGTTTCGCGGCCGAACGAAGAAACCACAGGGGTCTTTTCGGGGCTGGTGTTGGTGATGGCCTCAATGAGGTCTTCACGATCACCCTTGATGTTGAACTTGGAAACAAGGTTGGTTGGCTGAGCCATGATGGTTACCTTTTGTTGGTTGCGATGAAGCGGGCAAGGTCACGCATGGACGCGCCGCCGCGTTTGGAAACGGCTTTGCGTGCGTCCAGTCGTTCGCGCACTTCTTGAGACATGGGGGTCTTTGCTTGCGGAACCTTGGGTGCTTCTGCAACTCGCTTTGAGATTGCAGGGGTTTGCGCTTTTAGGTTTCGGTAGGCGATGGCATCTCGCAGCACAAGCCAGGATTCAGCGTCGAGAACTTGACCCAGGCGCTCATCCGACAGGAACGAGTAAGCGCCCTTGGCATCGCCCCACAGTTTTTCGAGAGTGGGTCGGTCAATGCCCTCTTCACTAAGGCGCTGCCACGCTTCACGCTTGGCGACTTCTTTGGCTTGGGCTTGGGCCTGTTGGGCCTGCTGGCTGAGTTCGCTAGCGTGTTGCTGCGCTTGGGTGATGCTGGACTGCATGCGATAGCGCACAGCCCATTCATCCGGGTTGTTGTGTCGCAATTGCTCCATCTGCACGGGGTCAAGAATCCCACCCAGCGTCTGAACAATCGCGTGAACTTGCGAAACCGCTTGTTCTGCCCGCTGCTTGCCTGCTTCCAACTCACGCTGGTAGAACTCGGCAGCCTGGCGCTCATGCGTTGCAAGTTCTTGTGTTTTGCGGGTGTAGTCGCCTTGCAGTTGCTTGCCCACCTCTGCAACTTGCTCCACCAATTCAGGCGGGGTGTTGGCGGGTAGGCTGAACTTCTGGCCAGCAAATACAACTTCCTTTGGTGCCTCGGTTGCGCCCTCACCTTCTAAGTCGGCGTCCTCGGACTCCTCGCCATCCTCGTCGGTGGCGCCATCCTGTTCCTCCTCGTCTTCGGGAGGGTCGCTCTCATCAATTGAGTTAGCGATCAGGCTTGCAGCCGCGTCCATCGGGTCGATTGCCTCATTGGCTTGATCGAGCATGTTGATGTTTCCTTAGAGAACTCGGCGGAAGAGTTTTTGCGCTGTGTTCTCGTCGCGTTCTGCGTCGATGTTCACTTGCGCCAGCTTCCCGGTTTCCACCATCCCGGTTAGCAATGCTTCAAACTTGTGGGCCAACTTGTGCAGTTGGAGCAAGAGCCTTTGCCCCTCAATGTCACGAATCGGGGCCTTTGCCCACTCGTCAACAATCTGCGTCTTGAGCGCCTGCAATGCCTCCTGAAAGGCTGGCGACTCAATGACCCGGCGTGCGTCTTCCCCGCGCTGCGTTTCGTTTCGCAGACGGTTCCTGTCTTCGCTCATGGGACTTACTCTTTGGCTTCGTCGCCGTCTTCAACGGCTTGGTCTGCGGCTTCTTCTTGCTCAGGGGTCAAGACCGTTTGAGCCTGAATCTCCGCTGCCTGCAACTTGGCTTCAGCGTTGATGCGGGCCAGTTGTAGGGCTGTTTGCTGCTGCACATCGGCCTTGTATTGCTCAAGCTGCATGGCAAGCTGGGCCTTGAATTGCTCAAGCTCTCGCGTGTTTTGTAGCTTTAACGCCTGCTGCTGCGCCTCGACCTCTTGGCGGTGCGTGTCCACCTGCGTTTGCATCTGCATACGCTCACGCTCAAGCGCCAATTCATGCTCGCGCTGCACTTGGTCAGACTGCGCCTTGACCTGCGCTTTCATCTGCTCCAATTGCATCTGAGCCTGAGCCTTGACCATTTCGGGGTCCGGCTTGTTGGGTGCTTGCGGCATCTGGTCACCGGGGTCTTTCCAGAAGTCGTCAACATTCTGAAACCCTGCCAACTTCACCTTCTGCACTTGCAGGTTGTAGAGGTGCTTTGGCGTCACCAACAGGCCCATGCCGCCACCTTGCGCAGCGGCCATCTGTGCCGCCTCAATCTGAGCAAGGCTCATAGCCTGCTGTTGTTTGTTGCCCGTACCCAAGCCGACATTGATGGTCATGTCGTACTGATCGCGCCATTCCTGCGGGTCATACGCTACAAACTTGTTGCGCAACTTGAATGCGAGCTTGTCCATACAATGCTCGGTAAGCGTCTTCAAGATGCCCAGAAAGATAGGCTTGAACAGCGTCTCAGCCAGCACGCGCGCAACCAGTTCGGTGCGCTCTTGCATGCGTCCATCCTGAATGTGGGCGCCCTGCGCGGTCTTGTTGATCGCGTTAGCATCGACACCAGAAGACAGGTAATTGACGCCGCTTCGGTTCATCCGAACACGATCAACGTACTCAAGCATTGGGAATGCTTGGGCGCCGATCCATTGCGTCTGCACATCCTCAACTGCGCCTTGCTGATAGACCCGCTCAATGCCGCCGTGGCGAACGTCTAGCAAGTCGTCGATGTTGGCTTGCGGTGCGCCTGTCGAGTCTGTCAGAACGCGCTTGCGTGGCGTCGTAGACTGATACAGGCTATCCAACATCTGGCGTGTCACGGTCGTGTGCAAGCGCTGAATGTCAGACACCAACTCAGCCAGGCTGTGACCATCCCAGCGATGCGAGCGAAGGATGGGCGAGGCCGTAGCAATGGGTACATGCGAGCACTCGTCCACACGCAAGATGCGATGCGCTACGCGATGCACCATCAGGCGTTCAGCGATTCCATCACCATCACGATCAGCCAAGACAAACTCTATGCGCAACCATCCTTCGGTCAAGCTCTCATCTTCGGCTGGCTGCTGGATGTTCTGACCGCTCCAGTCGTGAGTGCTGGCCTCACGCAAGCGGCGATCCGCTGAAACGTCAATGCGATCACCTGCGGCCAAGTCGTCAGCCGTCACATCATCAAAACCCATTTCCCGAAGCTCTGACAGGGTGACGCGCATCAAGCGGCCCACATATGGGCAATCCTCAAGGACAGGGCTCGTCCAATTGCGCTTGACTAGCAATTCCTCGGGCGGAAATGCCTCAACATCGACCTTGCCATGCTTGCGGGTGGTTCGGATCTTCACATCATGGATCTGTACGATTCCGCCCGTGCCGTCAAGAACCTCTTGCGTCTCACCCTCGACGATTTCTGGCGAGCCGTCTGCAAGTTGCTGCAACAAAAGGGCAAGGGCCTCGTTTGTGAGGCCCTTGTATCGGTTGCTTTCGGTTGTCGTCGTTTCTTTCCACCGCCACATCACTGCGCAGTTCTTCAACTGCAAAGCGTCTGTGATGGCTGTGTAGGCAATCAAGAACCCGTTGTTCTGCTTGAAGAAGACGTAGTTACACCCGTCTGTGGCTTGCTGGGCTCCGTCAACGTCCTCTTGCTTAGTGGGCTCAAAGGACACAGCCTCATCACCACCCACAAAGATTTTCAGCAGCGCGGGCCGCACCCACTCGATGGTGTCCAGAGAGTCAGAGGTGACGAACGATGAGCGGCCTTCTTCCTCGTCGCCATACGGCAAGCGCTGGTACTCACGCATTGCGAGTTCGCGGGCCTCGGCCAACTCACCCCACACGTAATCGCCCGCCTGTTCTTCCTCGCCTTGCAGCAAGTGCAACAGGTCTACATCGTCCATCTTCTCCATTTAGTCGGCCTTCTTGCGCCCGCGCTGGGGCTTGTCTTCTTTGGCTTGCTCGGGCTCGACAACAGGCGCGGCAGGCGCACCAATGGCGGCCAGATGCTCAGCCAATGCAACCACCTCGGGGTGGGATGGGCGCCCCATTGCAACAAAGCGAAGGGCGGTGAGGATCTGTTCGATGTCCATCAGTAGCGTCTCTTTGGATAGTTGATCGAGGGCAGAGAACCACCCCTAGGAGGCTGATGCACCACACACCCAAGCCCAAAAGAATCAGCGCCATGTG